GATGAGCAGATTGATCAATTGCCATCTGAGAAGACAGCAATGCTGTCGGACTTAATTTTACATCAACCAAACTCTGAGAAGGAAGATCCTATACAGTGGGGATGGACATTACCCGGTTGGCAAAGGGTGATGGATAATTGGGAGAATGACAAGATTCATGTTATTTTGGGCGGCAACAGATCGTCCAAGACTATGTTCGCAAGTCGTATGCTAGTACACTTGGCACAGGCAATACCTGAGGCTGAGATACGAAGTATGCATGTAACAGAAGAAAGAAGTATATCAGATGCACAGAAATATATATGGCAGAACTTGCCAATGCGGTACAAGAGGGCAAAGAAAAAGAGTGAGAATCATTCTCTACAATATAATCAAAAGAATGGATTTAACTCCTCTAAAGCAATATTTCCCCCCACCCAAGAAGGTGCTGAGAGGGGTAGTACGATTTATTTTAATAATTATCGGCAGTATCAAGCTGATCCTCAGATTTTCGAAGGTTGGTCTGCGCACTGCATACATCTTGACGAAGAAGTACCTGAGGCAATTTTTAATACGCTCTTAGGTCGTACAGTTGACTATCATGGTCGACTAATTTTGACTTTCACGACACTTCAGGGCTGGACACCTTTGATCAATAGTTTGTTAAAGGGTGCTGAAACTGTAAAGACAAGATACTCTGAGATTATGGGCAGAGAATTACCTACTGAACAGATTTGTAAGAATTGGCCTAATTGTAGAATATATTACTTTTGGACAGAAGATTCTCCGTTTATTGATGGCAAAGAATTAATTAATACATATGCAAGACAACCACAAGAGGTTAAGCTTGCTAGATTATTCGGTATTCCAAGTAAAGCTGTAGAAGGTAGATTTCCAAAATTTACAAGAGAAACCAATGTTGTTCCACATGAAACAATACCTAATATAATTGATCCTACCATACCATCGACTAAGTATTTTGTTACTGACCCCGGTGGTTCTAAGCCTTGGGTAGCAATTTGGGCATCCGTATTGGAGGATGGTACTATCTATATTTATAGGGAGTTTCCTGATACTAGTATGGGTGATTGGGCATTGCCTCATGTCAACGGAGTTGGTAAGAGTGTAGGTAAAGCGGGCCCTGCTCAACGACCTCTTGGATGGGGCTACAGTCAGTATAAAGAACACTTTGAGGCATTAGAAGGTGGGGAGCATATATTTGAGCGGATTGTTGACCCTCGTATGGGAGCCGCCACAGTCAGGGAGAAGGAAGGTGAGAGTAATATAATAAATACAATGGCAAATCTAGATTTTGTTATGAGACCTGCCCCCGGTGTTGAAATTGAGTCAGGCATTGCGGCCATAAATAATGCTTTATCTTGGGATGATACTGAACCAATGACTGAGCAGAATCGTCCTCAGTTGTTTGTGTCAGACAGGTGCGAGAATCTAATAAGCTGTATGCTAGAATACAGTGGTCAAAGTAGAGCAGAACACTTTAAAGATTACATTGACACATTAAGATATTTAATGGTAAGTAAACCTGAACATGTTACAGATGCATCACTTGCTTGTACAGGTGGTGGTGGATATTGATTGACTATTTTTGACCATGTGGATAATAGTATAACTTTATGCAAAGCGCTTCTGATCCTGAATTACTTTATGTCAGCAAAGAACCTGACATTAATTACTTAGCAGAAACCTACCGAAAAACACAGGCAGATCTTGGTGAGTGGTTAGATCGTAGGCAACAGGATTATGATGTAAGGAATTGCATGTGGTCAGGTAAATCTGACGACTTTAAGAAACACTCAAACCTTAGTTCCACAGGAGATGTATTCCCTTGGGATGGAGCGAGTGATCAGGAGATACGCATGGTTGATAATCAGATCAACAAGTGTGTCGCGATGGTTATGAATGCAGTAAGACAGGCACACATCGTTGCCACACCTGTTGAGTCAGGTGACATTGAGCGAGCCAATGTAATATCTATGTTTCTGCGTTGGATAATTAATACCAAAATGGAGGAATTTTATGATCAATTAGAACTTGGTCTCAATCATTTCTTTGAAAAAGGTTTAATGTGTCACTATGTGTGGTACGATTCACAGGATTTAAAACAGCAACAAACAATTCGCTTGGATGAGATAGCACAGGCTTTACCTGAGATAGCAGAAGCTATACAGGATGGAAGTATGGATAACGAGTTATCCTCAGCTATTAAAGATCAATTTAAAGTATCTAAGAGAAAAGCGAAAAGTATGCTTCGTGAGTTGCGTGAACAGGGCACAACCACAATACCTGTAACTAGACAAGTAGTAAATAGACCTAGACTAAAAGCACTTGCTCCTGACGAAGATGTTTTTTGGCCGAATTACACAATAGATCCACAGGAAGCACCTTATGTTTTTCATGTGCTTCATATGACTCCTGAGCAACTTCGCGCAAAGATTTCATCCGAGGGATGGGATGAGGAGTTTGTTGAGAAGGCAATGGAGTTGGCACAAAATACACAAAGGGATGATACACTTTACAATGTTCGTCAGATGGATGAAGCTATTCGTGATGATGATGAGACTATTAGAATAGTGTACTGTTATCAAAGATTGCTCGATGAAGATGATGTACCCGGTATTTACTGCACAATATTGCATCCTGATGTACCTGATCTTTACGCCAAACATGAATTATTGGATTATGCTCATGGCAAGTATCCATTCGTAATTACTAAGTACGAACAAACAAGTAAAAGACTTTATTCATCTAGATCAATTCCTGAGCTTGGAGAACCCTTGCAACAGGTAATGAAGATCGAGACTGACTCAATGATTGATCGTCAATCATTAGCAACGCTTCCACCTTTAGAGCATCCATTGGGGCGGCCACCAACCAAGTGGGGTCCGGGTGTGAGAGTTCCTTATCGGACACCGGGTGAGATTCGTTGGGCAGATACACCAAGGTTTGATGGAGGTAATGTTGAGGTTCGTAGGTACATCCAAGAAATGTTTGATAAATACTTTGGTAACTTTGCCCCCGGAGTTGATCAGGTAGAATCTCAAAATAAACAGCAAGCAGTTATTAATAAGGTGTTTAATCACCTTAAGTATGTCTTTGACCAAGTGTGGACTTTGTATCAGCAATATGGGCCGGACGCTGAGTTTTTTCGAGTCACAGGAATGCAAGATGTTCAGAAGTTTAATAAAGGAAGAGCCAACGAAAGATTTGATTTTTACTTACAGTTTGATGTGGCAACACAAGATCCTGAGCAGATGTTGGAAAGAGTGAAAGCAATTGCAGAACTTGCTCCTGCTTTAGATAGATCAGGAACATTAGATACTGAGAGACTTCTTCAGCTTGCAGTAGGACAGATAATGCCCGGTGCTTCTGAGAAGATTATGATCCCCAAGGAGACTGCATCACAGAAGGCAGTAGAGGAGGAGAGACAAACAATTGCTGAACTTGTGGCAGGTGTACCACCAAATGTAAGACCACAGGACTCACATGAGTTAAAGATGCAAGTATTTCAACAATGGTTATCACAACCTGACATACAACAAAAAGCACAACAAGACCAAGCACTACAGGAGAGGATTCAGAATTATATGCAACAGCGTCAAATGCAGATTCAGCAGAAACAGAATGCGGCGATTGGACGACTAGGGGCGACTCCCACACAGTTTGGTGAAACTGCTCAATAAGCAGTATAGAAAGGGAAACATCATGCCCGGATATATGAAAAAAGGAATGAAAAAGAAAAACCCAATTAAAAGAAAAAAGGGTAAAAAGAAATAATGGCTAAGGGTGTAAAGCATTACTTGAAAGATGGCACTACATGGGAAAAGTCTTACCATAAGATGCCAAATGGAAAACTTCATACAGGAAAAACACATGGCAAAACAAGTAAGCCATTATTTCATTTCGGAGATCTTTCAGATACAGCTAAGAAAAAAGCTAGAAAAAGAAAATGAGTATAACTTATCGTGGTGAGCGATTTAGTGGTTATAATAAACCTAAGAGGACACCGGGCAAGTCCAAGAAGTTTGCTGTTCTTGCTAAGGAGGGCGATAAAGTTAGTCTTGTCAGATTCGGTGATCCAAACATGTCCAACAAAAAAAATATACCTGCTAGACGAGCTTCCTTCAGGGCAAGACATAAATGCGATGAGAAGAAGTCTAAATTAACAGCAGGTTATTGGAGTTGTAAGAAATGGTAGCAAAGAAGAAAAAACCAAAACCAACAAATCCTGCTCTTTATTCAAGGGTTAAATCAGAAGCTAAAAAAAAGTTTGATGTTTATCCATCTGCTTACGCAAATGCGTGGTTAGTTAAAACCTATAAAAAAAGAGGTGGTAAGTATAAAAACGCATGAGCCTTAAGAAATGGTTTGGTAAAGGCTCAGAAGGAGATTGGGTAGACATTGGTGCGCCTAAGAAAAAGGGCAAGTACCAACCTTGTGGTCGAAAATCTACTAAAACAAGTAAAAGAAAGTACCCAAAGTGTGTGCCACGCTCAAAAGCAAAAAGTATGACTGCGGCACAAAGAAAAAGCGCAGTAGCTAGAAAAAGGGCAAAACCACAAGGAGTTGGAGGCAAGCCTACCAATGTTAGGACTATTGTTAGAAAAAGAAAAACAAAGAAGAAATGAGTGCAATTGGTAAAACAGATCACGAAATAGACCATGAAGACGCAATCCGAGCGATGTCCGTTCTCAAAAACGATCCTAACTTCAAGAAGTATATCGAAGTGCGTGAGAGTATGCGTGAAGAAACGATTAGGGCGTTGCAGACTCCTGAGAATATCGCAGACACAAATAGACACTTTTACATCACAGGTAAGCTAGAAGCTATTGACGAGGAGCTAGATGTACTATATAAACTTTAGGTAGATTATGTGTAATACCCATAGCCCTCTACGTTTTTGGGGTAACGTAGGGGGTTTTTTTGTGCATAGATATAAATATGTAAATAAGTCTTGCAATATTTACATCAAATAAATAGCTTAACATCTACTAGGTTAATTGCCTTGAGTATTTATGGAAGAAACTACCAAAGAGGTTGACTCAGAATCCTTCGAAAATTCTGTGGAAATAGAAAAGCCTGTTGATGGGAATGTATCTGTTGCGGAGTTTGCAGATCAGTTATTGAAAAACAAACAAAGAAGCGATCCTGAACCTGAAGCAAGTACCGAAGAGGCGGAACAGTCCACTGAAGAAGCTGTGGATTTAACAGAAGTCACTGAGGATACACAGTCTGCTGAAGATGCGGAAGACGAGGATGATTCCTCGCCCCCCCCACAGACTTCAGATGTTCTTTCAAAGTTTAATATTGATCTAGATAGCTTATCAGAGGACGAAAGTCGTGATCTAGCTAAGGCTTTAAATGCAAGTGCTGTTAAAAGATTTGGAACTCTTACTCGTCAAAAACGGGAATTAGAGGCACAGAATGAGGCATTGCAACAACAAGCAAAGCAAGCTGAAGAAGGGTCTACTCCAAGTTACTTAAAAGATAATGCTTTATCTGATATTACTGATGAGCAATCTCTAGTTGAGAAAGTTGAGCAACTAAATGACTTGATTGAGTGGACAGAAGATAGCATGGATAACGAAATTCAATACGATGACCAAGGTAATGAATTTATTGCTACAAATGGTGATCAGAAGTTCACAAAAGCTGACCTAAAGAAATTCAGAGCAGATGCAAAACGTTTGTTACGCAAAGATGTTCCTGCAAGAGCTACATGGTTATCAGAAAAAAAGCAAGCTGACGAAATGGCTAAGGATACATTTCAGTTTCTAAGTGATCCTGATAGTGAAGATTACAAGTTGTTCAATCAACTGAATAATAATCCGCGTTATCAACCATTTAAGAAGCTACTTCCGAATGCTAATTATGCAATGGGTCTTATGATTGAGGGGTATAAAGCAATTGAGGGTAGAAAGAAAAATACTGCTAAACCACCACCTAAACCTAAGGCACCTGTAGCATCAACAGAAGCAGGTACATCAAGACCTAAATCTAATCAATCAATGAAACTGAAAGCTGTGGAGGCGGCGAAGAAACAATATGAATCTTCAGGCTCAATGGCAGACTACCAACAATATTTAAAACTAAAAAAATCTTAGGAGGAAATTAATTATGGCACAAGCCGCAAGTTATAACACATCCGGCAACCGGGAGGACTTAACTGACGTCCTTACTATTATGGAGCCGGAATCAACACCATTCACAAGTATGGCACAGAAAGCCACCGCAAGTGGTACTTTCTTTGAAGTCCAAGTGGATGATCTTAGTACACCAAGCTTCGATGGAGTAAATGAAGGTGAAGACGTCACTAGCTTTGAAAATAAAGCTGTAAATCGCGCTCGTATTGGAAATTATGTTCAAAAGTTTCGCAGAAGTTTTGCAGTAAGTGACATCCAAGAGATTGTTGCCACAGCGGGCGTCACATCTGAGTTTGCCAATGCCGAAGCAAAGGCAGTCAGAGAATTGAAGCGTGATGTTGAAGCAGCTGTATGTTCAGGTCAAGATCGTCAAGCTGAAGCCGGAGCCGGTGCCCCATACAAAACTCGCGGAATGTTTAAGTTCCTCGGTCTTGGTGGTCAACCATCCGACATTCCTGCTTTTGCTCAGAATGTTGCTAACGACACAACTGCTACGCAAACCGAAACAACCTTCAATAGCGTTCTTCAGGAACTCTACGAAGCTAACGGAATGCCCGGTGGTCAACTCACTCTTATCGCGGGTCCTACTCTTAAAAAGGAAATCAGTGACTTTGCTCGTCAAGAAGGTTCTACAACTGCCTTGTCTTTCCAAGTTACTCAACCTGCTGAGAGTAAGAAAATAACCTTATCAGTCAATTTTTACGAAGGAGATTTCGGAAATGTTGCAATAGTACCTAGCGTGTATTTAAACCGCACATCAGGTAGCGACACAATTGATGGTGATGCAGGTCTTCTTATCGACCCTGAGTACGTAGCAATCCATACCTTGAAAGCTGAGTCTAATTCTGAGCTTGAAAATCAAGGCGGTGGCCGACGTGGTTTCTGTGATATAATTGCGGGTCTCGCAGTTCACAGTCCGAAAGCTCATGGTTACTTTAACTAATATTAATTAGGAGAACATAAGACATGGCAGAATTAAGTAACAATGAAGCAGGTCGCGGTTTTACTCACGTATATACTGCTACCTATGAAGACCTACAAACAATCGGCAATGGTGGCCAAGCTACCATCGCAACCATCCCTGCGGGTGGTGCTGTCGAGTGTGTAGGAGTTTATGAATCAGAAGCGTTCGCTGGTACAACCTCTTTGGTTATCGATGTAGGAACTTCTTCAGGAGACCCTGATGAGTTCATCGATGCTCTTGATGTTGATGCTATGACTGCTCCTGTTTTCAATACAGGGGATGCCTTCACAGGTAATCAATCACAACCTGTAGGTGGAACAAGTAGTGCCACATCTGTACTTTTAGAAGTCACAGATGCCGCTATTGCATCAGCTACAGCCGGAAAGATTGTCATTGGTCTACGTATTGTTGACCTCGGACAATTTGCTTAACAGCATTTAGGAATATGGGAGTGACCTATAGAACGGGTCACTCCCTTTTCCAACCCAATTTATTATGGCAAATATACTTCTACCAAAATGGAGCGGAGGCAATGGTTCACAGTTTATGAAAAACTTGGATCGTTATTTACGATATGAAGTGGATTTAGAAAAACATGAAGCATCATTGCGTGAGCAGATGGTACGTAAGGAAAATAAAGAAATGGGTGTGGCTAAGACAGATGGTCTTGGTCAATTAAAGGGAACAATACCAGCAAGAGAATACTTTCGTTGGCATCAATCACATCGTGGTTGTTGGAATGATAAATCATTTGTAAGAGAATTTTTTAGAGATAACCCATCGTTTAGAGCTAAGACTTTAGCATGAGACAAGTACCAATAAGCACAATGCTTTCCAATCTTAAACACACGATTGGAGTAGATAGCTTATTATCGGATGAGCAAAATGCGGCCATCCGTAGTTTCAATCGTTTCGGTAGACTAGCATGGGAACGCACTAGGTGGCCTGATACTATTCGTTTAGAGCAGAAGACACCTGACTTACAAGTACGCAATGTAAATGTAGGTAATGGTGGATCAGGTTATACATCCGCTCCTACAGTTTCATTCACAGGAGGTGGAGGCTCAGGAGCAACTGCTACTGCAACAATTGACTCAGAAGGTCGAGTGAATGGTGTGGCAGTAACTGCACATGGCACAGGATATACCTCTGCGCCAAATGTTTCACTTATCTCAGCAAGTGGAAGTGGTGCTACAGCATCATCAACTGTGATGAATGTTCTAGAGTTTAGTAATACTATAGGAGAGGTTTTACGTGTTACAAATAATGATCCCTATGATACAGGATTTGCAGATGAGGTGGCATATCGTGTGGAATTTTCTTCAAGCTCTGACACAGATTTTGGTCAAATTACATTGGTTGATCGTTCAAGCACTAAGCCTGTATTTGTTTTATATCGTGCCCCATTTAATGATTATACATCTACTAGTGTAGACTTCCCTTATGTATTCAGTGAGTATGCGGTTTACGGAGCATATGGGGATTGGTTAACCGCAGATGGTCAAATGGAAAAAGGACAGGTAGCATTTCAACAGGCTGAATCACTCATAACAATGGAACTAGATAAGCTTGAGCGTCAGCAAGGACAGCAAAACTTTATACAATTCATTACATACGGAACAACAATTCAAACATCAATTTAATTATGGCAAACGAATACAGAGGATTAGGACTTAACGGGGGTAAATATATCAACGACACTGCATCGCACACAGGTAACTTTTTTGCACTACTTGCAACAGAAGATACAGTGTTAGCAAGTATCAGTAGTAATGTTGAAAACCTATCAGACATTTGCACAGGACAAGACGCTATTGTATTGTCAGCAAACACAGCAATCTATGGTAGAATAACTGAAGTTTCTTTAACAAGTGGTTCAGTTATAGCCTACAAGATGTAAAATGCTTACGCTCGACTTAATTGTTGGAGTACCTAGATCATTTACAAGTAGTGGTGTACCCGGACCTAATGGAGTAATTCAATCAGAGGTAGGAGCTTTTCTACAGGTAGAGGCAGGACAATTTTTAGCATTCGACTAGGAGATAAAATAAAATGGCAAACAAGAAGATTTCAGCACTAGGTTCACTAGGGGAGACACCCAATGTGGCGGATATTATTCCGATCACAGATGTATCAGATACAACGGGATCTCCTCAAGGTACTACGAAAAAAGTCACAGTAGCCAACTTGGTATCCGCCGCCCCTCAGGGCGATCTTGTCGCAAGTAATAATTTAAGCGATGTGGCAAGTGCCGCAACCGCCCGCACTAACCTTGGATTAGGCACAGCGGCTACTACAGATTCTACTGCCTACGCTACAGCCGCTCAGGGGGCAACAGCAGACACTGCATTACAGAGCGTATCAGCAGGAGATTTAACAGACGGCGACTTTGACGGGACTGCGATACTAGGATTTGACGCATCAATTAACGATCAGACAGGAACTACATACACGCTTCTAGCAAGCGATAATGGGAAAGTCGTAGTGCTTAATAACGGATCAGCCGTAACAGTCACAGTACCAAGCGGTTTAGGAGCAGGATTCAATTGTTCGTTCGTACAAAAGGGAGCAGGGCAAGTTAGCTTCAGTGCCTCTTCAACTACTATAAACAACAGACAGTCGCACACCAAGATCAATGCTCAATATGGAGTTGCTAGTTTAGTAGCATACGCTGCTGATACATTTGTTCTTGCTGGTGACACTGCTTCCTGATGAGTATAGTTTTACCGACTTTTGTGGGTTTGTCTCACACTGCTGTTTCAGGGAGTCAATATACCTTAGATACAGGTTATGTTTTAACAGCTACACCTGAAGTCCATTTAGATGCGAGTGTTCTTGATGGTAGTGATTCAGCAAATAATCCATCTGATGGTGCTTCAGTTGCGACTTGGGGCGATAAAAGTGGTAACGGCAATGACTTTACGGAAGCAACCAACCAACCTTTATTTCGATCATCTTTGTTACGAGGTAAAGCGGGTGTGGAGTTTGATGGTGTAAGCACTATTCTTTCAGACACAGACTTTTTTAGTAATACAGACTTTTCAGGTAATGAAGGTACAGTAATTCATGTTACTATACCCGGAAGTAGTTCAGGTTCTTTTGGAGTAGGGACACAAGATAGTGAATATAACACAGTCCGAACAGGTGCAGGGACAGCTACTGTAGATGATTATGTTAATAATAATTGTACTTCAAGCCATTTTCTTAATGCTAAAGCAACTATAACCACATCCAATGGTACAAGTCCATTTATAGTACCTCCGACTTCAAGACCTTACATTATGTCAACTACTGTGGGTACATCTTACAGGCAACTTTGTAATGGAAGAGAAAATGTCAATCAAACTCTATCATCATTAGGTAGAACTTTTGCAACGAACACAAGCAGTTGTGAGTTAGGGGGAGCAGGACTAAGTAAAACACTAAAAGGTTTCATTTGTGAGGTTTTAATATTTAATTCTGTTTTGAGTGATGCTGACTTAGATACTGTTCATGACTACCTTGGTAATAAGTATGGTATTTCTATTTATACACAGAGAAGTAGTTCAAGTTACGCATTGGATGGATCGAATAGTACTAGTTTTCATCCTGTATTTCACTTTGATGCAAATGAGAGTGGAACTGTTCTTGATGCTTCCTACTCAAATGTTACTGATGGAAATGATGTGGTCTTTTGGAAGGATAAAGTTAATGGATTTTACGCGACCCAACCCACTGCTACTAGGCAACCAAGTTTTGTTTCAAGTCGTACACTTGGTGGAACTAGCACCACATCTTCAGCAATATATTTCGATGGTACGGGAGAAAGTTTGGAGATATGGACTGAATGGCTAACAGGTGACTTTACTAATGGAAACAAAGCTGCTGTTATTATTTTTGAACCTGACTCAGATACAAGTTACGAGTTATACGCCCTTCAAACTGCTGGCCCGTTGTATTCAAACGGAGTCTGTCGAGCTAGTACATTTAGACAAACCCGTTTAGGTGGGATTGCTTTGTCAAATCTTTCCACAACAAACGGACAAATGGTGGAGATTTATTCTGATGATTCAGCAAATACTTATGACATTGAACAAGAGGGTTCTAGTTGTATAACCACACAGGTAGCAAATTATTACACTAAGCATTTTTCTAATGGGACGACACAATTAGGTGGTAGTGGTATGCGACCTAATGAAAGAACAAATGATAGGTTTAATGGTTGGATTTACGAGGTTATTATCTTTGATGATATTGTTACCTCTGCCGACAAAACGGCACTCGTAGCCTACGCTCAAGCTAAGTACGGACTATAATATGAAGTATTTAATAACGGACGATTTTGATACGAATATACAAGTGATAAACTCTGCTCTGTCACTACCTTCAGTTGATGCTTCTAATTATTGCACGCCTAATAAAGTCACCAATACCAATAATATTAATTACAATAAATTCATAATACCTATAAAAACAGAAGGTAGATGGAAATGTGATCAATTATTCAACACAGAAGATTTAGTTGATTTTGATAGTACTTGGTACGCGGAGGACGAAGAGTAAGTTATGGAACAGGAGACAGCACAAAGGTTATACCATTCTTTAGAGAATCAGCGGTGGTCGTTTTTAGACAGAGGACGATCCTATATAACAAACAATGTACCATATGATTTATGAGTGATTTAAGAAATCAAACGCCATCGACCACTTACAAAGGTTTACTACAAGTCAATGATTATAGCGATGGAGTAGATGCTACTTCTAAGTTTGTGCAAGATGGTGAAGGTACTAATTCCGCACTATCAATTTCGACCACAAAAGTGGGAGTGGGAACTTCTTCACCATTAGCACCCCTAGATGTCACATCAACAACAGGTGGTGTAGTATTCCCTAGATTAACCACAACCCAACGGGATGCAATTAGTAGTCCGACAAATGGGGAAACCATTTACAATACTACCACTACTCAAGTCGAATCGTATAATGGAACTGCTTGGGTCGCAGGTGGTACTACAGTTGTAGCGACTGATGCCGTTACAACTGATTCAATCACTGACGATGCAGTAACCACCGCAAAAATCGATGACGATGCAGTAACAACCGCTAAAATCGCTGACAATGCTGTTACCACCGCTAAAATCGCTGACAATAGTATTACAGCAACTCAGATTAGTGATACGGATACTGCTTTTAATATAGATTCAAGTGGAAGGGTAGGAATCGGTAGAGAGGCTACTTCGGGTAGATTAGAAATCGATGGTGATTTACTTGTAGTTGATACGACAGACAATAACCCCGTTGCAAAGTTTAGCGGAACTGCTGGTGCAACTATCCAACTCGAGGATTCTTCAACTACAGGTACTAATAATCAAAAATTTAATTTAAGTTCAGTTGATGGTGCTTTTTCATTAGGTTCTATAAATGACAACGACACTGAAAGAGCTGTTCTTTTAAATTTGTATCCGAAAGCAACTAGTGGAGGTGTGGCACAGGTTGCTTCTATTTCCACCTCAGATTTGAATGCCGCACAAACAGGTTTTACGGCAAGTGCAGGTATGATAGCTTATGTATCAGATGGAGATAGCGGTTCTCCTTGTTTAGCCGTACACGATGGTTCTTCTTTTAAAAGAGTTTCCTTGGGAGCTACGATTTCAGCCACTTAACAAATGACTGAATCTGTCTCACACTTTCTCCTTTTAGCACTATGCTTCCTGACCGCCGGATGTTCCTTTCGTTCGACCTATCCGACATTAGGCGGAGTGATTGGCGGATCAGTGGGTACGCTTGCAGGTGGCCCTGTGGCAGGAGGTTTGTCTGCGGGTGCGGGTGTGCTTGCGGGAGAAGCATTAAAAAATGCAGATGCACTAGTGGAAGCAGAAGAAACGATTGAGGCTTTAACACATGGAGATGTGAGTGCCCTAGTAGCTCAAGGCATGGCGGAACATAAAAGTGGATTCGCTGAATTTACCTCCTATATAAAACGAATCCTCATAGGGGCGGCAGTTGTGCTTGGTTGCTATTTGGCAATACCAATTTTCGTGGCAAAAAGATGTGTCAAGACAGAAGTCACAAGGTCCACCACTCGACCACCTTTTCCGAGACCTTCCAAAAAAAAAAAAAAAACTTAATTCTACTAAA